TTATATCTACTTTTAGGTATAAATAAATATTTTTTTCTAGCTTAACATTTCTAAAAACGATAATTTAAATTTTACAGATTAAGCGAGAATGGTTTGATCGCCAGGAGAGTGCCTAACCACTCTCCTCTCGCACTGCCGTTAGGGGCAAACATAACCTTACGATGGTGCTTGCATGCGTTTAACCAGTCAGGAAATTAGAAATTGGTATGACGATTCTTACAATAAGAATTATTATGCGTGGAATGATTTTTATCCTTTCGCTGACCGTGATCTTCGTTTCTATCTATCTGACCAATGGGATGAGGCCGAAAAACAGGCCATGTACCAAGATGGTCGTTCTACATTCGTTTACAATTATGTCCGTCCTAAAATCAATATGGTTTCGGGATATCAAAAAAAGCACCGTCACTCTTCTGTCGTCGTTCCTGTAGAGTCTAACGATCAGCAAACGGCTGATCAACTCACAAAACTTCTTCTCTATGTTATGCAACATGGAGATGGCTATGAAATGATTTCAGAGTGTTTCAGAGGTGGTTTAATTACTGGTTGGAACTTAATGGCCATCTGGAAAGATTATAGGGATGACCCAGTTGATGGCGACATTCGTTTTGGAAGAATTCCTTATAATGGGTTTATTACAGACCCTTACTTCACTAAACGTGATATGTCAGATGCCTCAAACATTTGTAGGCGTAATTATATCTCTTTAGAGATGTGTAAGAGCCTTCTTCCTAAATATAAGAAAGATCTCGATTTACTATACAAGATAGGTTGGGAGCGCGACGACAAATTTACATGGTTACCTTATCAACAGCAACCTAATGGCCAAAAGATGATGGCCTATGATGAGTTTTGGGTTCAAGATTGGACAACAAAAAAATATATCCACAACGTTATGACGGGTCAGGATATCGAGTATGTAAATTCCGACAGCGATTTTATTTTATATTCCGATCCGAATAACGTACTTTTGGAGAAGACGGAGCGTTACGTCGACCAGCACATCATCGTCAATAATGAACATATCCATACAGAAAGAAACCCATATGGCCTTAACGAATATCCTTTCGTACCGTTCTTTACGATATTTGAGTCTGAATCTAGCGACTATACGCTCAAGGTACAGTCTCTAATTAGGGTAATGATTGACCCACAGCGTGAGGCAAATAGACGACGTTCTCAGATGATAGATATCGTCGAATCGCAAATCAATTCAGGATGGATTGCAGAAGAGGACGCTGTTGTAAATCCACAATCGCTTTATAAGACTTCACAAGGTCAAGTTATTTGGAAAAAAAGAGGCGGTCAACCCGGAAACCTTGAAAGATTATCTGGTGCAGATGTTCCACAGGGTTTTTTCGCTTTAACGCAATTGCATGATCAAGATATCGGAGCAGTTGCCAATATCACAGAAGAATTGATGGGGCAAGCAGATTCGGAACAAGACAGCGGTCTTAAAGTAATGTTACGTCAAGGGGCTGCTCTTATTGGCCTTCAAGATGTTTTTGATGGACTTCGCTTTTCGCAAGAATGTGTCTCAAAGAAAGTTCTTAAAATAATTCAAACTTGGTCTCCTGAAAAGATTAAAAGAATCATCAACGAAGAACCGACAGATGTTCTACGTGAAAAAACGACAATGAAATTCGATATCGCTGTCCAAGAGGGCGTTCTTACAGATACTCAGCAACAAATTTTCTTCCGACAGCTCATAGACCTTAAAGAACTTGGTGAACCTGTTCCTCCTGGCCTACTCGCAAAAGCAGCTCCTTTGCAAGGAAAAACAGAATATATGCAGGCGATGGAAGAATTCAACCAACAGCAACAAGAAGCTCAGCAAAAAGCGTCTGCAATTGAAATGGAGAAATTACGTACGGAAGCCGAGCTTTATCAGTCTCAATCTATCAACAATATCGCAAGCGCCAAAGAAAGATTCACCCGTGCGGTCGCCAATATGGGCCTCGAAACAGAGCGCGACTCTAAAGCTGTTGAAAATCGTGCTGATGCGGTATTGCGTCAAGCGCAAGCTGCTAAGCAACTGGATTCAATGGACGACGACAAAATCCTAAAATATCTAGAGATTTTTGCGACGATGGAAGAAATAAGCCGTATGAGAGAAGCACAACTCAAAGCGGAAGATGTAACAATTTCTGCGCAAGCAGATCAAACAACAGGAGCACAAAATGCCCGGTAAATATCAACCAAATAAAGTCCCGATGGAAAGCAAAGTAGATGCTCGCTATCCGGGAACTGCACATAACGAACGTTACCTAAATGTGTCCGGTTCGGGCTCTATGGGTAATGGCGTCATGGGTCATGCATCTAAAGTGATGAATGTTGACCCAACTCCTAACTACGACATTGGTCGAGTTAAATACTCGGATTATCAATACAAAGATACTCCTAAAGAAGCTTTTAACTATAAATTTTAAGTGAAATATGACTCAACAAATTGGTGAAACCTCAAAGGCTATCGTAGAAGACGATGAAAAAATCGTCGACAAAATCCTCAATGCCAACAAAGACAAAAAGGATTTGTATTGGATAGTCATTTTTGCAAAGCCTTCAAAGCTTAGCGTGGAAGGTAAACCAACACTTATGAAAGTGATAAAACCTTACTATACGCGTCCTACCCAACAGGTTGGAATGATTATAGGTGAGGTAAACAATCAAACCGGAGTCATTAAATGGTCTGTCAATATGCCTGACAAGTCTTTTGGTTTCGGTCTTCTAGGATTAGAACAGGATGGATGTACAGAATATGAAACATCTATCCCTCAGTCCTATTTGTATAACTAAACGTGCCGCTTACGTTAAGTGCGAGGAGAATTTTCGATGGATGAAAATACAACGGGCGTAATAGCTGAGGCCGCCGCTCAACCTGATCTAAGCATTCCGCAGCCTGTGCAACAAAGCCAACAGGAACAACTTGTTCCTGTTTCAGCTTTACAAGCAGAAAGGCGCGAACGCCAACAACTTCAAGAAAATCTGAAGCTTCTGCAAGACCATGTAAGCCTTTTACAGGCTAATCAAACTCAAACTCAGACAAAAGCACAAGATGATTTTCAAAATCTTTCCGATAATGATGTTCTCACTGTCGGTGAGGCTAAGAAATTCATCCAAAACTTCTCTAAACAGCAAACCCTTGCTGTTGAAGAGCTGAAAATGTCGCAGAATCACCCAGATTATAATGATGTGGTCAGAAAATATTTACCCGAAGTTTTAAAAACCGACCCAGATTTGAAAGATGTCATCATGAATGCGCCTAACCCGTATAAGGCAGCGTATTTTATCGCAAAACGCTCAGATGCTTATCTGCAAGACAGAAGTGCCCAAGCGCGTAGTCCACAGGCTCAACAAGCTATCCAGAACCTTCAAAAGCCTGGAAATTTAGCCTCAGTTGGTCAAGGCGTGACCGGTACCGCTGGAATGACATATAAGCAAATGAGTGATAAAGATTTTGCGGAGTTGGCAAATCGAAATATGGGTTATGTCTAACAAATAAGAGGAATTTATGACAATAACCACAGTCGCCGTTCTTCCTCCAGCCGTACGCGATTATTATGATCGCTTATTGCTTATGACAGCATATCCTACGCTCATCCATACAAAGTTTGCGCAAAAACGTATGCTGCCAAGGAAAATGGGGGATACAATTGTTTTCAGACGTTATAACCGCCTAGCCACTGTTCCAGTGCCTTTAGTCGACGGTGTAACGCCTCCGGGCGCTCCTTTGAGTGCTACAGATATTAAAGCACGCGTAGATTTCTACGGTAACTTCGTAATGATTACTAATCAGGTCGAACTTACTGTCGAAGATAGGGTCTTGAATGAATCTGCAAGGCTATTAGCGCAAAACCTTGGTCAAACTATGGACGAGGTTACACGTGATGTTCTTGCTTCAACAAGCTCCGTTTTGCAAGCTGCAAATGGTTCTAATGGTAACACGCCTACCGAAATCAACAAGCTAGATATTGACATAGCAGTAAAAACGCTACTCAGTAACGATGCTGAAATGATCTCACAAGTAGTTACAGGGGCTAATTTATTTGGTACCGCACCAATTCGGCCGGCTTTTTGGGGCTATATGGATACTGATCTTTTAGATGACTTGGAACAAGTTTCCAACTTCCAACCTACAAGTTCATATCCTGCTCAACAGACTGTTCTTGAAGCAGAATGGGGCGCAACAGGTAACGTAAGATGGCTCTACACTAGCGTAGGAAGCGTAACATCGGCCGCTACTCCTGTTTATAACAACTTCATTATCGGTAAAGAAGCTTACGCGGTTGTCCATCTGGGCAGCGAAAGCGGCGACTTCTATATCGAACCATTGGGCTCTGCTGGTTCAGCTGACCCATTACACCAACGTGGGACTGTCGGTTGGCAACACCCATTCGTAGCACGAATTTTAAACGACGCATTCATGCTTAATCTTGAGGCAACACATTCGTAATCAATAACTTATGATTATAAATAATGTTGTAATATACGCAGCATCTAGTTGTCAACCAACAGATGCTAATTTAAGGAGCATAAAATGACACAAGCAAAAACTACAGGCTGGACAAACCCAGCTTCAGCAGTTGTTAGGATTGAAAACGTTGGTTTTGAAGTTTCAGAAGCTACAACAGTCAACGTTACCGATGGGGGTTCCTTTTATTGGAACTCTTCAATGGATGATGGTTATTACCTTGATGTAGATGCAGGGACAATAACAACATCCAACGGCTTTACACCGATTTCCCTTTCGGGTCTTTTCGGTGCGCCGATTACTGCATTTTCAAATGCAAACCCAGGCGTTATCACAGCTTCATATCTGGCCCTATTTGATTTTGCAGCTGGGGATACTGTCTTGGTATCAGGCGTCGCAGACGATGCAACTGGTACTTCGCTAAATGGCGAATTTACCGTTGCGTCTGTTTCTTCGACAGCCATCACTTTAGTGGAGAATACATCCGCACCTACTTATTCAGTTTGGGTATCTGGTGGTTATGTCAGTCGCGTTAGTGATACTGATGGTAACCCAATAGCTACTCAAAACTATTCGGTTCGCGGTATTCAATTAGGAACTGGTGTTGTCGGTGGTAACAGCGATGTCATGGTTGCTAATTTTAAAGGTGATAATTCGGTAACTTAACGAAATGGGGGGCGCTAAGCCCCCCTAAATTGAGGTTTATATGGCTAAAAGAAGTGATTTTCAGAAACAAATAGAAACTGTTGTTCCTGTCACAGAAAGAGAAAAACAATGGCTTGAAGAAGAGATAGAAGTTGAATTTTACAATATCGAAGAACCTGGATTGATGAATAAGTTTCCTTATGGAACCACAAAGAATTTCAAGACTTATACATTGATGCATGGAGGAAAATATAAACTTCCTCGTAAAGTTGTAAAACATATCGAATCAAGACAGACTCCAATATGGAAATGGCAAGCCGATGGTTCTGGTTCTATGACTAAAAAATTAACAGGCACGAAACCGCGTTTTCAATGTCGACAAGTGTTCGTGTAAAACAGCTTTACGTTTGGTGAATTATGCCGTGGGCATTATCTGATTTAATAAGAAAAGTTAGGCAAGTCACAGGGCGTTTGAGCTCTAACGAGCTCTCCACGCCAAAAGTTGATGAGTATATCAACAACTATTATCAATATGAATTTCCTGCCGAAGTAAAACTCGATAGGCAACATACTTTTTACGAGTTTCTGACTGTGCCATTGCAACAAGATTATGATTTTCCAAATGAGACATTTACAAATGTCGAGCCATTTCTTTATTTGAATCAACGTCCGATGTAGTGGTATCAAGATCCTACTGTTTTTAAAAATGAAAATCCTCAGAATGTACAACAACAAACTCCATGGACGGGTGACGGTACGACTACAGTATTTAGTACAACAGTACAGTTTCCTTATATTTTGCCTGGTAGCGTAATTGTTACGGATAATTCAACAACATTAACGGATGATTCTGCTGGAGTTTTGGTAGCCCAAACAGGTTCAGGAAGTGGAACTGTTGGTTATACCACAGGCGTTTTAAATGTAACATTTACAACTGCACCCGCTGATGGGCAAAATATATACACGACATTCATTCAATATCAACCTGGAGCTCCTACAGCTGTTTTGTATTATGATAATCAATTTTCTTTCTATCCTGTGCCGGATACGGTCTATCAGTGCCAGATAAAGGCATTTAAAGTACCTGACGCTTTAGTCGATGCTGTAGATGTTCCTAATCTTCAAGAATGGGGCCCTTGTATTGCTTATGGAGCTGCAAGGAACGTTTGTATCGATTTTGGTGAATCAGAAAGATATGCAGAAATTACAAATCTCTACAAAGAACAGGTCAATTATATATTGACCCGTACAGTAGAAAACCTTTCAAATCAACGTGCACGACCCATGTGGTGAGGTAAAATATGGTATGGCTTAAAGATCAACCGACAACAGCAACTTTTATTTCACAGTTGGCTACAATTTTGACAGATAACTGGAATGGTATCCAAAACGGTGAAGTTCCTTTCGTCAACTTAAGACTTACAGATACAACAGATCCTACAAGAAATGATTTGTATTCCTGGTTATATGCTAAAGATCCTGGTACATCACTTTTTGAACTTCATTTTGAAGATAATGAAAATCCTGCGAATGTTATTCAATTAACTTCGGGTGGTTATCTTGGATCTACTTCGACATCGATTTTGGCTGCTGATATTTCATTTGATACTGGAGCGACAAGCTTAGCTTTCTCAGCTTCAAACTTTATTGTTGCCCGTGCAACTGTAAGCGCTGCTGGTGTAGCTTCGAATAATTTAAATATGACTGCTTCAACTTCAGGAACTGGGCTATATACACTATCGATTAATGCAGATGTTTTATTGAATTCTTCTTATCAAGTAATTTGTATGCCTTTTAATACTTCGACCACAACAATTATGGATTTAGCGTCTAAAGCCGCACCCGTTGGAGGATCACCTACACTTATTACAGTAGAAAGTTATAGAAGATCAAGTGGAGATCCTGTTGATGTTCAATTTGATGTCATTATAGTAGGCGGTAGATGAGCTACGAACCATTTCCAATAATTGCTTTTGAGACTGGTCTTGATACAGATCTACAACCCTGGATACTGCCAAAAGATGCTTTTCAAAATATTATAAATGGCTACATTCAGCACGGTGTTTTGAATAAAAGAAATGGCATGCAGACTTTTGGATGGTTTGTTAATTCTCCCGATACAGTAAATCATGGTATTTCTGCGATTACAAATGCCGATCCGGGAGTAATTACAGTAACAGACACTACAGGTATTATAGCAGGAACCCGTTTTCAAGTGCGTAGTGCAACAGGAATGACACAAATTAATAATAAAACATATATGGCAGGAATTGTCACTGCTACTACTATTGAAATTCTAGATATTTACGGGGGAAATGTTGATACGACGAATTTTGGAGTCTATATAGCAGCTGGGTTTATTTATATTGTCCCTGTAGAGCCCATAATGGGAATAAAGACTTTCATTGATGATTCAAACAGAAAAAAACAACTTATTTTTAATACGAAAAGAGCCTGTTTTTATGATACTTCAATATCGGCTTATTCACCCATAGATACAGCTGACATATGGAATAGCGATGAAAAACATTTTGTAAATGGTTCAGCATTTGGGCGAACCGGATCTTTTAATACTATCACCTATTATTTTACAAATTATAATGGTGATGATGCCACTACAATTTATCCTATGAGACAATATCAAACAGGAACAACGACTAGTGTGTTTGCCCCTAATGCTAATCCAACAGGAGCGGCAGTTTATATAACGGCAGCACAGTTCATTTTTACAATGAGGCAACGTCTTCTTTTGTTAAATACGGTTGAAGGAAGTAGTGCACCAGCTGGAGGACCTCCTCCAACGAGTTCAGGAACAAAATATAGACAAAGATTACGTTGGAGTAGGGCTAATAATCCTGATCAATCTGTAGCAGGTACATGGGATCAGACGACGCCAGGCAATGGGGGATTTGTAGATTGCCCAACATCTGAAACAATTATTTCAGCGACCCAGTTGCAAGATGTCATTATTGTTTATTTTACGGATTCTGTCTGGGCGATAGAACCTACATCAGACCCTGCATTACCATTCAGATGGGTTAAAATCAATTCATTTAGGGCTTGTGATGCGGCTTATGGAAATATAGGTCATGATAGATTCGTGATTTCTTATGGACAAAGGGGAATAACAGCATGCGATCGTGTAGAGGTAAAACGCATTGATGATAAAATACAAAATTTCGTTACGGATGATATCAGTCAATCTCTCTTTTCTCAGGCTTACTCGGATAGAAATTATGCCGAGAAGCGTTCATGGACATTATATCCTTCGGCAAATAGTGCCCTAAACCCTGCAACTTTACCAACGACATCAAATTTTGCTTTGATCCGAACAGAAGAAGAGGGGGCTTGGTCAAAATATACTGTTTATTCGACTGATATTGATTCTACAAATGGTATTAATATGAGTTGTCTAGGTTACGGATTTACAGAAACAGATTTTACTTTAGGACAGTTCGCAGATGGCACTTTAGAAGACCAACAATTAGGAGACATAAATAAAAGTATTGGAAGTTATTTTACAAAATCAAAAGCAGATATTTTCTTAGGAGGAGATCAGATTGGTCGTATTCTAACTTTAGAAACAGATGCTGACGATTTAGGTCAACCTATTGATTTTGAAGTTACTTCAGCTGGATGGAATCCCTATCGCGATAAGGGAATTCAGGCACAATTAGGTTATGTAGATTTTTATGTTGATTCCGATATGTCTATTCAATTTCAAGTAGAATTCTTTTCAAGTGATATAAGTGCATCATATTCTACACAAAATTTAGATTGTCTCCCTCCTTTGGGGTTCATCGCAGATATACAGGATATTATTTTAGATTTAACAAATCCCGTAGAAATTATAGCATATAGTCATGGTTTATCCACAGGTAAACAGATATATATCTATAATCTTCTTGGAGCAGTTGGTTTAATGGGTATTCAATTTACTGTGACTGTAATTGATTCTAATAGCTTTACTTTAGATGGAACAGATAGCTCAGATTATACAACCTATGAAGATGGGGGAATGATTTGTGAAAATCCTTATTCTAATCAGAAATGTTGGAAGCGTGCTTATGCAGGTGGTAAAGGTTATTTACACTATATTCGCATAACAAATAGTGCAACAGATCAACCATTGAAAATAAATGGATTTATTCCCTGGTTTAGACCTGCTGGAACAAGGATGATAGGATGACACTCCCAACAGATATTATATTTCCTTTACGTCTTGACTTTATTAAAACTGGAGATCAGAACGGTCTGGAAATATACCTTCGTGACCTTACTGAAACTTTAACGCAAATGTATTCAGATATGTCACAAAATATCAATGGTGCCATTAGAATATGGGAGCCTAAAGTTTATGGCATGACTACCGAAGGAGTAGCTACGTATGTTCGTCAGGGGGGATGGTTAAGACGTTCAGGTATAATCACTGAATTATGGTTTGATGTTTCTTGGTCTGCACATACTGGAACAGGAACTTTAGCTATTCAATTACCTTATCAAGCTGCAAAAAGCATTGGTGAACCATGGCAGGGCGTTGTGACTTCTAAAAGTGCTTCCAACGCTTTTGGTGCTGGATTTACATATCTTACCTTTGAAGCAAAACAGAATACAATTGTCGGTAATATAATGAAGAATGGTACAGGAGTCGCCGCAACAGAATTCGCATTAGCGAATGCAGGCGCTTTCGCTGGCTATATCCAATATATCGGCAAGGAGAATGAAGAATGAATCTGAAATGGTTTCGTATCATCGATCCAAAACTGATACCGCCTAAATATATTGAACAGATAAAAGATAGAAATTTCACCCTTGAATCATTTGTAAAGGTACTTTCTGAAGATTGTGTTTCAATTATAGACGGAAAAGTTGTTGTTAATCCATTAAATCTTCTCTTCGTACTAGCCAACGAGGATTTTCATATAAAGGGTTTCTCTTGGATGGTTGTAGACCCTATGACAAACTCATTGATAATAAATTCTTTTTCAATAGACAATGAATTTTGGGGAAGTGGTAAAGCTGTAAAATTTTTAGAAGAAAAAGCAATAGAAATAAAAGAAGGGGCAAAACTCGATAGAGTTTACTGGATAACGAGGTGTCCTAAACATTCAGAAAAATACGGTTTCAAAAGATCGAAATCGATCATAATGGAGTATACAGGTTATGGGGAATCCAACAGGAACGAAGGCGAAACAGGTGGGAACTGCGAAAACAATGACTCCGGAGCAGTCACAGTTTCTCAATAGCTTACTAACGGGTTTAGGGCCCCAAGCTCAACAGGCTTTTGGGCCTTTACTTGGTGGTTTCAGTGAAGAAACATTTCAGAAGGGTGTTGTTGATCCTACGATGAGATCGTATAATCAGCAAGTATTGCCAGCCATTGAGCAACGTTTCACAGACGCCAATGCTGGAAGTTCTTCAGCCCTAAATCAAGCGCTTGTATCGAGTTCTCAGGATTTAGCAAACGTCTTAGGCGGTCAACGTATCAATTACCAAGATATGACAAATAGAACAAGTTTAGGCGCATTACAACAGATATTAGGTTTATTAGGCCAACGATCATTTGAACCAATTGTTCAAGGACCTCAATCGGGTTGGTTGCAAGATACTGTTAAAGGTTTAGGTCAAGCTGGTGCTCAATTTGCTGGCAGTTATGGTATGTCACTATCTTCTCGAAATATAAAGAAAAATATAAGAGCCTTTGAAAAAGGTCTAGATATGATTCGTGGTTTGGCTGTTAAACAATACGATTATACAATACCTGTTACAGGAACTCCAACTGATAGAATAGGCCTTATTGCCGAAGAAATACCAGAAGAAATTCAAAGTGAATTAGATGGTATTAAAGCTGTAGATCTTTATGGGTTAGTCTCTATCCTGGTGAATTGCATTCAGCAATTGGATAAGCGCGTGAAAGAATTGGAGGCATAGTATGGCTATCGTATTTCAAGGGCAACAAGACCCGTGGGGGCTTGCGGCTGTTGGTTCCACTTTAGGAGAAAGTTTTCAGAAA